CTCAAACACTCGTTGTGGGATTGTGAACCGAGGATTTAACTCCTCTTCTTCCGAGTGTCTCACAAAGATAAAACAATTTTTTCAAATTGTCAAAGGGGCTAAGTGAAACTTTTTGTGGGGTGTCTCTACCTTTCAGTAGAGTCTATAAATATATCAAACTTTTAGAAAAACTCTACTCTGATAAAATTTTTTCTAAAATATTTCTCAAATTAGTACCAATATCAAGTTTTTTTACCTTACTGAGGTCAAAATAACCACATTCTGTGTGTTCGTGGCCATCTTGAGCGGTCTCAAGGTTTGGATACATATATTCGTGTGTTGGTAGTAAATAAACATACATAGTAGACTTAATATCATTGTTAGTCTTCTTTCTGTTTATAATAACACCGGCTAATTCCATATCATAATCACTGATATCAATATCAGTTTCTTCGTAGAATTCTCTATAACCACCGTCTTTTGTTGTTTCATCTTTCTCTACATGTCCTGCGGGGATTGACCATGTATTTGGATAGGATGCCTTGTTACCTCTTTTACATAAAAGACATTCTCCATTAACTTTAACGACAACACCACTGAGTCTTTTAACTTCTTTCATATTTATAAATAATCATGAAAGTAAAAATAGGCGAAAACATTTTCAGTGTGAAGATTGCCGACAATAATTATAGTCGTGCTCAAGGTATGATGAAAAGAACTTTCACAGATGAGTTCAATGGAATGTTATTTTTAATGAGTGAACATACCAATTGTTTTTGGATGAAAGACTGTGTTATACCCTTGGACATCATTTTCATTGACAAACAAACCATTTCAAAAATACATCATGATTGTTTACCTTGTCACGGAGAAGATTGTGACTCCTACTGTGGTCGTGGTTATATGATTTTAGAAATCCAAGGTGGTTCCTCTAAGGAACTTGGTATTCAAAAAGGTGACGAAGTTAAATTTATATTTTAACTAGACTTTTTGCTGTCAGCAATCTTTTCTTTCAATACCTTGAAGAACTCTTGTCCAATCATCTTAACGAATTTGATGTATGGCGCATCATCTCTTTCAGGGTCATATCTATAAGGTCCTGAAGGTGGTCTGTTTGCTCTACCCAAATAATTCAATCCTGATATGTTGGTGATACATTTGTGTCCACCTGAGTTGGCTTGAATCAAGTCCCAAGCGTTTACCCCAATCTTATCTAAGATTTGTCTTTCAGGTTCTGTTAGGTCTGAGAATGGTTTGTCAATAATAGATTTTAAATTCTCTAAAATCTGTTCACCGTTATCCATCATCATAATCTTACCACCGTAGATTGCATCAAAGTCTTTGAATGTGAATCCTACAGAATCAGGTCCCATTGCAGTTTCAGCAATGTACTTAATCGTTGAGAGTGGGATTGTTCTGTCTTGTAGTTGTGACTTCCACTTCTGTAGAACCTCATCTTTAATCTCACCTAAGTTAACACCCTTAAGTTCTCTATCTTTTTTGAATGGGTTACAAGATGCCTGAACCAATCCTAATGGCCACATAATAATCAAGAAGTCCGCCTCAGGGTTATTTCTGAACGGAGTGTATCTATCATATGAACCAGTACCTTTCAATGAACCCATACCATATTGAAGAATGATTCCATCGTCAACTTTAACATTTGGATGATTCGCCATTGAATTCATATAGTCCTCAGCGTTTCTTTGAAGTCTCTCAGGAGTCTCACGAGTGTTCTGACTCATCCATCTCTTAATATTATTTAAAATAGAATATAGTGAAGGTTCTGAATCCATAACCAAGGATTCCAAAAATCCTTTTTTGTTCTTAAATGCCAATAGTAACTTATTAGTTACCAATCCCATCAACATCTTATTTCTTGATAAGTCTTTTTCCTTATCAAGTCTAAAAAGAAAATTAACAACATCTTTAGTTGTTAACTCATGTTTTGCAAAGTCTGCAGAATCCACAGTTGATATCAAAAGAACATCTTTACTTGGGAATAGTTCTTTTGGTGATATAATTTGTGAGATGGTTTCAACATTTGAACGAGCCTGACGGAATGATTTTGAAGCATCTTTCTCAGCGCCCACTTGAGTATCGTGGTGGTCAGTGTGAATAACAAACATTGGTTTACCGTGAGCAAAGTCAACAAGGACCGGCATTACATCACCACTAGCATCTGGTTTCTTAACCGAAAACTCTTTTTCACCATATTGTATAACCTCAGAATCAACAACATCAATACCGTTGTCTTCAAGGTATTTCTTCATTGCGATTGCTGTTGTTACACCATCCAAATCTTGGTGGAAATATATCTTAGCCTTTGGGTATCTTTTAGCCAAAGCATTGATATCACGTAAACCTGATTCCTTAATTACTCTTTTCATTAGTCCCAACCAAAATAATGTACAACCTTATCAAATATATCTCCGTGGTCAGAAACACACTGTTTGAAAATAACTTTATCTTTCTCAGGCATCGTCTCCATGGTTATTTCACCCCAAACACCATCAACAGGATATACTCTAATCATTGTCTGATATTTTGCAATTGCTTGAGCACTTTTTGATTTTGGATAATTACCAATCGCACCATCCATTTTAAGTGGTTGTCCCGCATCATCCTTAACACCTTTTTTGTTCAAGAAACATTGGATTGCCATGTTGTAATTATATCTATCAATCGTGGTCATACCCTGATTGAAATCTTCTTTAAGATATTGTCTTGAAGTTGCATTAATATGCATTCCCAAGATTCTATTTTTTTCCTCTTCGTTAATAATAAATTTTCCCATATTAGTATTTTAAAGTTAAAAGATATTTTAGTTTGTTGATAGTTGCCAACATCTCATCTCTAAGGTTAAGTAAATCACTATCGGTTCTTGAATCAAGACCATCTGTCATTGAGATTAAGAATCCACAAATTCCATCAATGAAATTCTGCATTGACAATGCATTTATATCTTGGAACATTATTGAGAATTCTGAAGGAAACTCAGGTCTACCATACTTACCCATCATGGCTTCCGCAAATTCGTCTATAAACCCATCAAGAGTTTCATAAACATTACCATAGGCTTGGTGTTTAGCGTCAAAAGTTGTTTGCCAATGTAAAAATCTAAATTGATTTTGGATTTGGACTAATTTTAAAATGTATTCTTCTTTCATTATACTGGACTCATTAATTTAGTTAACACCGAACTGAACGGTGATTGTGATATTTGGCTAGTTGCTGCGTTAATAACAGTGGAAACATTAGGTTGTGTTGTTGGTAGTGGGTTTCCAAATTCATCTTTCAAGGCTTGTTGACCACCTTGACTTTGTTCGTAGTTTTTCATGGCCGCCATCATTTGTTCATTACCCATCATTTGAGATAATTCTTCAGGACCGACAAAATTTCCAAGACCTAAGTAATCTAAAAATGATAAATAAAACTTTGTCTGACCCATCAATACTCTGGTTCTCAATGAACTCTTCCCGAATAAATCAGAAAATCTACCAAGTCCGAGACCACCACCATACATAATTCTTGATAGGAATCCTGGTTTTGAAAGTAATTGTGGGTCTAAGAATTTTTCTCTTTTTAAGGCTCCCTCCAAACCTTGAATCAACTTAACTTGTTCTTGAGGTGTTTTGTCTTTAATTAATCTTTGTACACCGGCAGTTCTTGATGAAACTCCTCTGAATAAATTAACCCAGTTTTTCATGACGTTTTTAAAACCAGCCATAACACCACCAACATTTGGTATTCTATCTATGAATGAATCAACTTTACCACCCCATTCGTTCGCAGTTCTTGCCATTTTTCCTGCAGGTCCTTCAGATTTTTTGAGTAACTCTAAGTTCTTCATTGCAAGTTTTGTGTTACCAGCCTTGGCAGCTGTCTCAGCCGCTTGGAGGTATTTTAATCCTGAACCACCGGCTTTCATAGAACCCATAACCGATTTACCAATAAAATCACCGACATACGGAACTGCAGATATTAAAGATAAAAATGCGAATAGTGTATTACCTTGTTTGTAATATCTCTGAGCGTTATACAAATCAGTAATACCCGTTGGGTCAAAGATACCTGCAACATCTAAAGCAGTACTTTTCCAATCAGTTTCCTGTTCTTGGATTACCGTCTTTAATTTTTCCAATTGTTCTTTTGTCAATACAATTTGACCCATAAACAGAGTTTTATAATAAATACCAAGAAGTTTAAAAACAACTCCTATAATACTAATTATAAGTATGATTCATTTAGATATTAAAATAGGTGACACAATACTAATGGGTAGATTTAAAAACAAAAAGGTGATAGTAAAAACCATCACCTTTGATTCACATGGTATGCCATTAATTAATGGTAAACCGATATGTAGTTTTAGATATTCTAAAGATTAATCTGTGGTTTCAACAGATTTTTTTGAAAAGTCCAAAACTTGTTGTCTTTTTTGTTGAACAAAGAATCCAACCCTTTCATTAGCAACTTTAGCGTAGTTCGGACTGAGTTCAATACCAACCCATCTACGGTTCAAAGTCTCTGCAGCAACCATACTTGTACCAGAACCTGCGAATGGGTCAAGGACAATATCATTCTTATAAGTAAGAATTTTGATTGCCTTGGTTGGTATATCCATTGAGAAGGTTGCTTTGGTTAGACTTCGGGTATCAGCGAAGTAATTCCACTGTCCAAATACCAAATCAATGAACTCACGTTTTTGTTGTTCCGTGTACATCATCTTTGGTCTCATGTTACCATCCTTACCTTCAACTTCACCCATCTCACCAACCCACTCAGGTTGACCCTTAATAATTTTAATGTGTTTCTTTTTGTAAGCCAAAATAACACACTCTTTGGGATTATAGATGTAGGGAGCTGACGGACTCATCCAAGACCCCCAAGCTGTGGTTCTACTTCTGTGTGGAGATTCTTCTTCAAGGTCAACAACTCCAAAGAACTTGTAACCAATCTGTTTCATGATTTGCCAAACTTCACTCACCATGAAAATTCTACCACCTTTATCTTGACGATTGATTTCGTATGGGATGTTAAGAGCAATCCTACCGTCGTCTTTTAAGACACGATAAGCTTGTTCCATCCACGAATATGTAAATTTTGAATATTGCTCCCAAATCATATCATCATCGTGAACATCGTAATCAATACCAACCCCATAGGGTGGTGAAGTCACAATTAAATCCACGGAACCTTCTTCCATGGTCTTCATGACTTCAATACAGTCACCATTAATAATTTTTCCTAAATAATTTTCTACCATTTTAATAAATCACAACTTTGCTACCTTGTATAATAATATTATTTTTTGTTTCAAATTCCAACCAAGCCTTGGAATTTTCAATAACTGTTTTTGTTGGTACTGAAACCTCAAATTCTCTACATCTAATTGAAATTGTGTTGTCTTCTGAATTAATAACCCAACCTATTTCACTACCACCAGATGCCGCCAATTTGTATTTCATGACTCAACTGTTAGAACGCCATTCTCTAATATAATCTTATTTGAATTACAAACCACGTGTCCTGTTGGTTTTCCATCTACAGTAACACCTATAGATGAACTAATAGGACAATTGAACTCAACAACATCAACCTTTAGTTGTTGTTTGTCAATAAAAACTTTCCAAGGTTTATCACCACTTTTATGTTCAAGATTATATCTTAATTCAATTAACATTCTCTAAATTCTCAATCTTTCTTTGAAGGTACCAAAGAGCCTTCTTCAAATCTTGGAGTTCTTTATCTGTTCCTTTTTTTCCCGCTCTTGAGATATACTTAACGGTATTACCCAAGTGGAAATCTAAGTCCCAAGCCTCAATTACTTTGATTGCCTCATACGGACTATCCTCACCACCATAATGTTGAGGGTGATTCACCATTTCATTACTCATAGTTGTTCTGTGTTTGTTCAAAAACCCTGTTCATTGGAGAGTTCTTAGTATCAACCTCCGCAAACATATTATGACTTATTTCATCAAGAGTCAATGCAAAGTCTAATGTTTCAGCAATCACTCTCACAATTTTATAAGGGTCACCGTTAGATGCCGGACGACGGTCTTCAACATATCCTTTCCATTCCTTAGATGTTTGAAGTGGAACTCGGATTGATGAACCACGGTCTGATACCCCCCAACTAAACTTGTCAATAGATTGTGTCTCGTGTTTTCCTGTCAGACGAAGATTGTTATCTGAACCATAGTTTTGAATATGAAGTTCATGACGAGTGTCAAACGCTCTGAAGATATTCTTAAAGTAATTCTCACCACCTTCATTTCTCATTCTATCGTTTGAGAAGTTACAGTGTAGTCCTGAACCGTTCCAATCACCCATAACAGGTTTTGGATGGAATTCAATTTTGAATCCGTAGTCTTCAGACATCTGTTGTAGAATATAACGAGACATCCACAAATCGTCACCAGCCTTCTCTTTTCCTTTTGAGAACACTTGGTATTCCCACTGACCCAAAAGAACCTCGGCATTGGTACCTGTAACTTCAATACCCGCCATCAGACAGTATTCCATGTGTTTATCAACAAACTCACGACCATGAACCTGACCGTTACCCACACCACAATAATACTTTCCTTGTGGTTCAGGATATCCATTCTCAGGGAAACCCAAAGGTCTTCCATCTTTCATAATGGTATATTCTTGTTCAAAACCAAACCAAAGACCTTCTTCCTCGTATCCAATGTCCGCACGGGTGTTACTTATGTGCGGTGTTCCATCAGGATGCATAACCTCACATAAAACCAAATATGACTCTAATCGTACTTTGTTTAGTGGATTGTTATAAACTCTAACAGGTTTAAGAATACAATCCGAGAAATGACCCTCAGCCTGTTTGGTTGACGAACCATCAAAGGACCACTCAGGACACATTGATACGGGAAGTGTCTCAGGCCAAAGTGGTATTTTATCAAAATCCATCTGAATAACCTTAACCTTACTACGAAGATTAGGTTCGGGTTGGTATCCATCTAACCAAACATATTCAAGTTTTATGTGTGAAATCATTTTAGTGTAATATAATAATCTTTAATTTTAATTGATTTGGTATAACCATGTCTAACCGAAAAAAGAGGTTCTTTTGTCCAACCCACTTTAAATCCAAGTATTGACATCCAACCATTCTTTTCACCATTCACATATGAATATAGGTATTTTTCCCCAAATTTCAAATGTGTCTCACGAGCAATCTTAGCTCTGATTTTGGTTTAGAGAGTAAACTACTTAGTTTTTTTCCTTCCATAAGATTTCTTTTCTACTTCTTTTGATTTCTTTTTCTTGGTATCTTCTTCGTGAATTACTTCCTTTTCACCGGTAGACCCCTTGAACTCTGATTTTGGAATGAAAGTCCAATAACCTGTAGAAACTCTTTGGTAGGCATCTTTGTCAGATACACGAAGCATATGACCGAGAGCATACCTTCCGAATTGTTTTGTTGTTTTAATACACTTCATAAATTTAATTGTTTGTTTCTATATTGAGTTTTAATTTGATTTGAGAATCATCGTGACCTTCCTTGAACAACTCGTAAACCTTGGATGAGAATTCGTCAACAAATATGAACGTGTCCACCTTGGGGGTAAAAAGACCCTTAAGGTTAGATTCGTCCAAATACTTTTTTGTAATTTCTTCGGCTACGTATCGTTTTGTGAATCCCATGTGATAAAATTAAGAAATTGTTTTTAAACTATCAAACGATTCCCA